CCTGCTGAAGCATCGATACAGTGACCAGAGAACTCCTTTCTCTGTCGATAACCGCGTCCGCCAGCTTGAATAGGCGCTTAATTGGATAGCGGTATGGATCGAAACGGTCTGTGTTGTGCCCATTGCATATAAGCAACTGAGCTGCTGTCTCGATCATTTCCGCAATCTTTTCGAGCGTTACTTCCTGCTCTTCTTGCTTTCCTTCGCTTGCTCGACGTTGGCGCTCAAACTCTTGAATTCGCTGAGCAGCGGTGAGATTGCGATTCGTATCTGCTCCAGGCTTTTTTTTAGACCATCTGGCATCGTCAACCTAGCTACCTTGGTCGCAAGCTGGATCTGTGTCGGTATCGGCAACAACGCGATCTTGAATGCGAACTCCGGCTCACCAGCTGCGAGCGCGATGACCAGTGCCAAGAAGCCAGTCGAGCGAACAGCCAGCTGGTTCATCAGCTCAGCCTGGTCATTAAGGTTCGCGCCCTCAAACAGCCAGCGCATGACAGTCTCTTGCTCGTTCACAAGAACAGCGAAATCAGTGGCACTTAGGCCGCGTACATCTAGAAAGAACTCTTTGCCCACCGGGCAACCAGGGTTCAGCTGAACCCTCTCCCTGGGAATTTCAAATGCAGAAAGGCTCATCCTTGATCCTTTTATTATTTTAGTTAATAAATTGTTGAGGGCGAATGAACGCCCTCGGCTTACACGGTGACCCGGTGCTCTTCTTTGAACATCTTCGACAGCCCCGATCCTGTGATGGCCTTGCTGAGCTGCAATGTCCCTTTCAGCTCCAGGTCGCCATAGTCCGTACTGATGAGTTGACGCTGAGCTGCTGGGTCGAGAGAGACCTTGTGCCACGTGACCTTCACGTCATCTCCGGTCGAAACGTTCAGACCTTCGAAAACGATCTGCACGTCCACTGACTGATTTATGAAACCCTCGATGCGATCAACAGCCGCGCCCTGATATGCGATTTCCAGCACGTCTTCATCATCAATACCGTCAACGGCTGGCTGATCAGCGATGATGAATATCGAGCCGCTGGAAGCAAGGTAGTGCACGCCTTCATCGTAAGTCTTCAGACCATCAGCCGACTTCACTGAAGTGATCTCGGTAGCAATCCCATCAAGCACCACGGCAGTTCCAAGATAAGCGGTACGTGTCACTGTCTTGGCAGCAGCGGCATCGCGAATCACATCGCCGTAGAGCGCAAGAGCCAGGTTCTTCGGATCGAACGACTTCAGCGTTACCGTTCCTTCAGCCTTGTTCTTCGTTACACGGCTTTGAGCCGTACCAAGAGAGCCGGTCATTGTGTCTGCCATTTCGACCCGCTCAGTGCTCAATGCCAAGACGGCAGAGCTGCACTGACCCGCGTTTGAGTGACCGCCGACAGGACGATCCAGGCTGTCGAGCTTTGAGATCAGAACGGCACCGTTACCAATCCAGCCTTTTGTATTATCAATTGGGTTAAATAAACTTCCCATGTTTTCACCTCTTCCTTGAGATTTAGTTGGTTTTCAAAATTAGTGTTTGTTGCCAAATCAGGGACCAGACGCTGTATGCAGAGCCGGTCTTGAAGCCGGAGGTTTCCTCGCCCCACTCAAGGAACTCGATGCTTTTCGGTGCTTTCGCAGCAGCAATCTTGGTGTTCTGTAGTATGCCGAGAAGCTTCTGAGTTGCTTGAACTGCTGCGCGGGAAAAACCTTTTTCATCCTTGTCGGCTTTTGCGATGACTAAAGCTCCGGCGCCGATTGTTGACTCGACCTCCCCCGGTTGAAGGCCCTTTCGGAGCGGCCCGCCTGCTCCGGTCACGAGGACCATGAGCCCGGATGCTGGGACGCCGATCTTCTTCAGATCCTCTTCGCCGAACTGGCCAGTGAAGAGGTCGGTTTTGCAGCCGAGCCCGGCTTCGATGGCGGATCGAATGTTGTCGAGGTATTCGTCTAGATAGACGCCGCGATCAGTCATCTGTGAAGCCCTCCAGCACCTGTTTCAGGCGAGCACGGATAGCTTTCGTGATCTCAGCATCCCATTCGGCTGGCAGGCCGCGCTGATCAGGCAGGATCGCTCTCTTCTTCACCCCCATGCCCAACTGGTGGTACTGCGCATACTCGACATCAGTGAAGATGCGCATCGTGTTTCCGGTCGTTGCTCCACGAATGCTGTTCCGGAGCCTGCCCGTGTCTAGGAGTGGCTGGCCTGGGACACGGCGATGGTTACGCCAACGAGGCTTGATCGGTGCCCATTTCTGTCCGTATGGATCAGTGCTGTTGCGAAAGCCGAGGCGGACCTTGGCCAGTAGCCTTGCGTTGATCTCGTTCGTGGGCCATCCCATTCGTGCCGCTGCTTCAATGCGTGCGCTAATGTCCAGGAGCGGGCCGGCGTTGACTGCAACACTGATCGTCATGACTTAGCACCGGACGATCTGGACGTTGCGGAAGCCGCCGTTCTTCGAGCTTTCGCCGGTCTCTGCGAAGAGCTTGGCCTTGCCGGTGGCCACGTCACCAAAGAACTTGATCGCATCGGCCCTGCGCTCTTTGATCAGGTCCGTGACGTGCTCTGGATTCAGCTCGTAGCGAGCGAGGTCGAGGATGCGAAGCTTGATCGAGGCCTGGACCTTCACGTCGTACGCAGACAGGCCAGCGGCGAGCAGGTATGCATTTGCGGTGCCGAGGGCGGCGTTGATTGACCAATCCACTTTCGGCTGGTCTTGCTGGCCTTCGTCGTTGAGCGGGATGTCGTCGCTTCCAAATGCGACTATGAAATCTTCTATAGTGATAGACATAGCAAATCCTTTGCTTTAACATATTATACCACATATTTATATGTATTGGGAGGGTAAGCAATTGGAATCTGAGAAAGAAATTGATCCTGAGTTATATAAAGCAGCACTAGAATTTTTTGGCGGTAATGAAGAAGAGGCAGTTTTCTGGCTAAATAGACCTGCAAGAGGACTAGGTTGGATAAAACCTGTAGACGCAAATGCCGAGGATGTCTACAGGCTTATCAAACAACTAGAGCTGGGAGTCTATATTTGAAAATCGCATATGGTATTCAGCACATATTTTTCTAATTGATCAATCTGCTGGTTATCCGATCCACTTTTCACAGGCTCCAAGATCATGTTGAATTTGCTTCTACCCTCCTCGTACGTTAGATATGCCTTTCTCCAACCCGAATATCCTCCGAACTTATTCTTAGCGTTAAGTTCTAGACAATAGCTGTCACCGCCGACATCACGCACATTTCTTAGTATTGCAGAACCCGGATCATACAAATAGCTGTACTTAATCAATCCTTCTTTTATTTTATCCTCTGGCTTCTGCTGGCACCCATAGAGTGCAAACCCAAGCATTACAGTTATAATTACCTTTTTATTCATGCTTGCTTCCATTCTTTATACCGCTTCGCGAAATAGGCCAGTGGGTAGCTGGCTGGTGGCCTGGTGACATTACCACTTCCGTCTGTTTATATATAGAAAGAGAAGAAGTGGTAATGAAGCGCAAAGGCAAGGACAACACCCCCTGCTGGTCCCTTTCCCCGCAGGGGGTGACGGGCTCTCAGCAGACACTGATGTCTCTGGAACCCGCGCCATTGCTGATGATTAGCTCTTTTGCATGGATTAGCTCAGCAGCTAATCGTACGAAAATAGCTAATCGTCAGGACTCCACGAAAGCTCCGAGGCTCTTCCCTGCACGCCATTCCTGATACCTGCTCATCCCCAACGCTTCGACCTGCGTGGCTTCGTCCTGCCTAGCTAACCACTGTTCGTAGTTCTCTTTGATCGGCGCCTCACCGTCAAACACTGGGATCATCACCGTCCGGCAACCCGGATGCAGCGGCGGCCTCGGCGCCTTCGCATCTGAGTAAGCAAACGTCCTCCCGTCCAGCCCTTGGCAGATCTCAGTAGTGCGCGTATCGAGCACAGCACTCAGCTGGTACGTCGCGACACCGGCACGTGAGAACAACTCCTCGTCTGCTTTCGCCGTGATCGCAGTAGCAGCAGTGCGAATCATCGTCTCTGCGTACCGCTTACCCGCAGTGAACTCCCCTGCATCACCGGCAAGCAGAGCTTTCGCGATGTTTGCCGTTGACTCACCAGATGCGATCCCGAGGCGCACTCGCCTACGTACCCCGAGAGACATCGACACCCGCTGCTTCGCCACCCACTCACTGAGCAATTGGCCGTCGAATGGATCGTCTACAACAGCAGCACGAACCCAGTCTTCATCGACCGGCATCGCCCCCACGCCCATCTTTGTTGCCAACCTGGCTGCGAAGCCGGCTTGCACCACGCCCATCTTCGTCAATTCATCAGCTGCGGTTTCAGCGATGCTGCCGTAGCCTCCGAGGATGATCTCGTCGATGCTGACCAGGAGGCGCTCAAGTCCCTGGCGATTTCTGGGATTGCCGAGAGCCAGCTTGGTGGCGATCTCCTTCTGCATCGCCTCGATCTCAGCTACCAGTGAGCGCGATATCTGCACTGCCTTGCGGCGTTGCTTTATGGCTTGCCGAACGACTGCATCCCTACCATTCATGCGATGAACAGCTCCCCTTCCTCTTTCCTGCGCCTTACTAGACCAGGTAGGCGTACGCCTTTCGCATACACCCAGCGAGTCAACTGGTAGGGAATTTCGTCGTAGAACCCCTGGTTGAGCCTGCGGCGAAGCGCGGAAGTCTGGAGGTTTCCGGCGCCGGCATTGAACACGAAGTCGATCAGTGCAGCCCGCTGATTGGCATTCAGTGGTGCAGTGATGAGTCGGTCCACAGACTCAGCAGCTTTTGCCAGATCTTCCCGAAGCCAGCGCTTCGCGATGTCTGTCGTGATTGCCGGCCACTTGGACAAGGGTGCCCAAGCCTCCCTGCTGAGCAGGTGCCCGTACCCAACAGTCGGATAGCCCACGGGGTCGTGGTAAGGCTTCAGTCGAAGCCCTTCATGATGCTCAGCAAGCTGAGCAGCGATTTCAAGTGATGCATCCATGCCAACGCCCTCATTTCCATTTGAAGGCGTATTTCGCGGCGCGCTGGCCGAACCAGAAGCTCAGCACCAGGGCGAGCATGGCGTAATCGTTCTCAGACCAGATCTGAACGATTGCCTGCTCTGACGCGACCTTCTGTGCCACGAGAATCTCGTACTGCCCGTACTTCACGGCCATGTAAAAGAAGACAAGGGCGGTGGTGATCCCAGGACGGATTACGCCGTTTATGAAGTCCAGGAGCACAAACAGGTAGTAGCCCGGCACAATCAGCTTCGCCGACCACCCCGTCTTCGCAGCGGCATCCAGAAGGTCTACGCCGAAGCTCTTGTGATCCTCTCGAATCACCTTCGACTCCTCAATATCGGCCTTCGACTCGATCTCAGCCATGCGCCAGGTGTGCTCCTGAGCGGCCATTTCCGACCTGAGCTTCATCATGTCCAGCTCTTGCTTGTAGTCCTGTTTCTTACCCATCAACTTTATGATTTCGGGTAAGAACGGAGCGAAAAACCCAAAAAGGGCTGATAACCACGCCATGTGACCTCCTTGTCACTTCGTCTTTTCAGCCAATAACCTATTGATCTGCTCATAGAGACGATCAATCTTGTCACTTAGCTTGTTGAATTTGTCTTCGACGCTTTGTGTATCTCTGCGACGATCTTCTTTCATCTCAAGAATTTGTTTATCAAGCACAGAGATATTTTGGGCATTCGTGTTAATACGCTGGTCGAGCGTAAAATAAGCGCCGCTTCCGGCCAATATCAATGCAACAGCTTTAACGACAAGATCGCCAGGTATTCTGAAGTTGTTTGGAAATTCACTCATTTATCGGCATCCTTGCCATTCCAAAATATATTATTCCACTTATTATTATATCACAACCAAGGTCTAACAGGCCATTGAATGTTGCTCGGATCAGCCTGCAAAGTTATGTCTCGAAGTGCTTTCCGATACGAACAAAGGTCATCTAGGGAGTCAGCATCCATCGGCACCCCAGTAATCTTTTCGTCATCAAATAAAGCATTGATCCGGTGATCAATCTCTTCAAGCAGAGGTTTGCGCACAAGCCTCACCTGCTCCCACAATACTTCAGGCGCAACCAAATGACACTCCAACACTTCCCCGTTTTCACTTATTTGTGCGCTTTTCCCCCGGTTTTGAATCTCAATGATCTGACGGGCTTTTGCTTTGTCTACAACGACGTTTGATGACAAAACAGCTGCTGGGGCTGTCGCCAAATCGTGTATTCCCAGAACGATCCTATTCTTATCTATGTGTGCGACTGTAGTCATTGAGATCTCCTTATCTCAAGATGTACCAAGCAAAGCCTGGTAGTTCCGACTCGATTTTTGGTGTGCTGAATTCGACTGTGCTAGCGAACGTGCCAGCCTTCATATTCAGCGTTCCGGTATTCTGCGCGTAGTAGAGAAGCCCCAGCGTTTCGTCGTAGTCGAAGGCATTCACTGAGCTAGCTGCAAGGCTGAAGGTGCTGCCGCCATCGCTGGAGAGGAATAAGTTGTTCACGCTCTTCACCAGTAGAGCGCTTTCCCCAATGGCTTTCATGAGGTCCGTGGACTGAGCAGCACCGAACTTCATGTAGTTGTTTATGTAGTTGACGACATTCATGCCTTCGTCAAATTTGTAGATGTTTCCAACAGTTTGGGCGTACAGATTTCCTGCACTTGCGCACAGGCATGTAAATACCTCTGTCGTTCCTCCGGCGAAGACCGCTGATGTGCCCGATATAGAGTAAATTCCGCCAACCGAGCCGTCCTCGGAGACAAGAGCAGCGTGAATCTGCCCCTTGAAATATACGAAGCAACGGCTCTGCGACGAGGGTCTCAGGCTGTCGTTGAAGGTGCCCAGGAGCGTGTACGTGCCGCGCAAGGTGTTGCTTTGCCAGACTTCTCCGCTGTCTGTGTAAACGAAGTAATTTGACCCTTTCATCACGCCGACGATGCTGCCGCCGAGGCCGTCCAGGGGGTAGCTGCCGATGGTGCGGTTTGTCTCGTAGACGTAGAGCGTGCTGTCGCTGAAGTGAACCACAGCGCCATCATCATCAACGAAGTCGGACTTGCCGAATGTGTATGCAGTGTTGTCTGACTGGAACGTCTCGCCGCCATCTCTGGAGCGCACGCCGTAGCTGTTTGCACCTGGTGGAAACTTAGTCAAATTGAAGTAATTTGATCTGACCGTGAGCATCCCGGCAACGGTGCTCTGCCCCTCCTGGAGACCAGTGTCCATCGGGGTTTCAGGTCCGAAGCCAGTAGGAGCATTGCCGAACTGGAGGAAGCTCAGGGCTTCTGCAAGTGACGGGTGATCTTCACGTAGGTGCTTGTTTCCATTGCACTTTAAGGCATCCGAGTAATCGCCGGGTGAAATTACTCCAATTCCACCCTCACCGCTTCCAGGGTCGGTTGAATTTACTCGATATGCAGCGTCAGGACGCAGGATGATGTCGCCCGATTTCAGCGACCCATCCACATTAATAAGCGAGATGATCTCTGTTATGGAGACAGATTCGCTAGAACCGGGTTTGTGGGCATGCATTTTCATGCCCATGTCGCCCGTCCACGGAGCTAACTGTGATGGTGTCTTCATGATTTTGTTGTTCCTTCAACTTAATAAGCAGTGAATCGGTTCACTGCCGATTACCGCCCCTTAAAAACAACCCGTTTTCTGGGCGATATCGTAAAATTTGCTCAGACCTCTGGCTCAGCAGGCAGCTCAAATCGCACCAAAGCCCCGTCATCCGTGGCCTCTGGCTCCCCTTCATCCGTGACCACGGCATCCGCAGGAATCCCTTCCTCGCCAGAATGGCTACCCGGTGAAAGCAACCTGTTCAGCTCGATCAGCATCACCGTACTCCACAGATCCAGAGCAAGTTCTCTCCTTCCCCTTCCATCAGCAGAACGCTGATCCGCTCCCCAGGCACACAGGCCAGGACCGCGCCGGCACGGGCATCGATGGGCGCCGACCATGCATCCGCAGCATCCCCTTCACGGCTGAATCGGACGTGAATGATCGACTTGCAGAAGAGGTACACCGCGCCGTCTGAGAGCGACTGATTTGGCGACAACGGGATTCCCGCTTGCAGCGGAAGTGGTCCAGCGGTGATTGTGCGGTCAGGTTGGATGGTCTGAAGGGACTCGCCGTGGCGATCAAGGGTTGTCATCACCATGAGCGGCCTCCGTTTTTGGTTTGGCCCTGGAGCGCTTGGGCGGCTTTGGAGTGTCATTTGCCGGGACTGCTGGCTCGGCCTCTGGGTAGCTATAACCGAGGCTTAGGAAATGGGAGAACGAGCGGCTGCCGTAGTCTGCGAAGACGGTGTGTCCGGTATCTGGGTGTCTCAGCTCGTGCGTTTGAGTGTTTGTGCGTGACATAGAATCCTCCTTGATTCTCGTATTTAGAAGCCTGCCGCCCCAGGGCGAGGCAGCAGGATCTGGTGGGATCTACTCGAATCAGTGACCGCCCATGCGGACGGCACGTGCAGGATCAATGGTCTTCACGCCGAAAAGGGTTTCCAGCTTCCAGTGCGTTGCTTCGGTAGAGGGGTTGTACCAGCGCATCAGGCGGAGGGTTATGCCTGTTAGAGGATCGGTCATCTTCCCGATCTCAACGCCTGGCGTGCTGCCGGGAGTCTCAAGCTGACGGAAAGCAACCATAAACGCTGCGGGGTTGAATCCGAGATCAACGTTGTGAGTTCCTACAACCTCTACAGAAACGCCTGGTGGGAATGGCAGCTTGAGCCCACCAACCACTGGAATTTCGACATTGCCAGTAGCATCAGCTACTACGCCAGCTGCCACTGCGAAGCTGAAACCACCCGCGACAGTGACGATATCGCCATACACGAAAGTTGCGCCTTCATCGACACCACTCACGCGCAACACTGGAGATCCTGCCATGTTGATTCCGGAGGTCACGATGCCATCGACAGTGGATGCAGTTCCGGCAATGTGGGTGGGTGCTTGCACATCAGAGTAGATATCGAAGCCGAATTTGCGGCCAATGAAACCTTCGTTGACGAGAGTCTGATCCCCAGTTTCGTTGACTTTCGACATTTCCAGCAGCAACTCAGATTCAGTATCCGAAGTCAGTACCAGTTTACGATTGCCCACTACTTTGTTGTCTTGAAGTACCTTTCTTGCTCCGATCAAACTTGCTTTGTCGCGGGAGCTAACACTTACAAGGTTGCCTGAGAAATTCGAAATATCGCGGTACAGGCTATGAACGGCCTTGTTAATGCCATTAGCAACAGAATCCACCATGCCCTCAATTGCTGAAGGCAATGTGTTGGATGACAAGTGAGACATTATCTCAGCATCATTCGCCTTGCACTCTTTGTAGATGTGACGATTTAGCTCTACCTCTACCCCTTTGGCTTCAATAGGAGAAGGTTGCGACCCAACAGCCGGGTCGAATTCATCAGCATCTCCAAAAATGACAGGCATTGGCACAGTTACTTTGTCGCCAAATTTCTTTGACTCGTCTTTAGTATTGACGCTAACGAGCTGAATCATCGTCAGTTGTGGACGCAACCTCGCAATCGACATGGGTAGCACGAGCTGGTTAACGTAGTCGGTGAAATCATTTTCACCACATACAAACAGTTCTTTCTTGATAGCAATAGTCATTTTGGGACTCCTTTCCCTAGATTTGTTTTACTCTTCCTCTTTGTTCCTGGAGCCCCAAGCTCTTGAACAACACAAGAAGCGGCACAGCCGCCTCCTTATTTTTTTGTCAATGCACGCATAAAATGATGCATTTCTTTGCTCAAGTGCATCCCATCCGCTTCACTTGCAACAAAGTCGTAATACTTTCTGCTCTCTTCGTCATTCCAACCAAGCAATTGATATGCGTTGAAGATCTCTTCTGGCAAATCTTCTATGTAGCAATATTCAATCCTATCGCTTCTTTCGCATTCTTTTATATAACTGAACTTTGTTGCTAATAGAATCACACCCCTGGCTTCGGGCCGATCAGCAAAGACAGACTCAAAAAGATTCGTCAGTCTGACCAGTGCATCGTTGTCTCCACTACATAAGCAGTAGCCACTTGGGTTCTTCTTGATCCTGTTGAGCATCTCTTCAGACACTAAATCCATATCTTTATCTACATAGCCACTATCATTTGGCCAGTAAATAGGCGTCTTATAATTAACAATCATTGCGTAATCCTCAGCTCTCCAGAGGCACGAGCTGACAACAGCTTCTTCTGCTCCTCAGCGTTCGCAGTAGCGAGAAGGGATTGCCATTCTTTCGTAGTGACAGTGCGCTGACCACCTTGGGTGCCGTTGCCTTTGCTGCCTGAGCCGGCCTGGAGCTTGAAGTAGTGGGGCTTGGTCTGAGTCAGGCTCTGAATCCACTCGCCAGGAGTGAGTGCCTTCCCATCCTTGCCAATACGGATGTTTCCACTCTTATCTCTGCTGACCAGTTCGCCGTCATCGGTCAATGACCAGTCATTAGCAGCCACAAACAGCAGGTCATCCAGCGCGGTCGGCTGGAAGAATTCGTTCTTCAGAGCTTCCTGCCCTATCTGAGTTTTCAGCTGAAACTGCTTCAGCTTGCTGCGCTCGCCTTCCAGCTCCTTTTGCAGCTTCGACTTCTCGCCTTCCACGCCCTGTAGGCGGGTCTGCCAGTCTTGGTTTGCCGCAGCGACACGCTTATCCAGAAGATCCTGGAGCTGCAATTTCCCGGCCTTCAGTGCATCTAAATCAGCCTGGTCTTCGGCAGTAGTAGCCAAGCCTTTCAGCTGTGCTTCAAGCTTCTTCTTCTCGTCGAGAATCTCGCTCTTCGACTTCTTCAGCGAAGCGGTCTCTTTCTCAACAGCTTCCGAGATCTTTGTGCTCAAAAAGCTGTTGAGGTATTCCTGTGCCTCCTGGGCTTGGAATAGAGCTGCGTAATCTGGTTTGTCGTTTTCGTCCCCTTCGCCGCAGACGAAGAGTTCGTGAATGTGTTGCTTCCTTGCAATCATTGTTAATCCCCAAGATTAATAATTATTTATCATCCGTGATGGTTGGCACATCCGTGTGCCGGTATCCTTCCTAGATATACATATTATATCATATATAAAATAATAAATCTCGAATTACCGAGATTTATTGTAATTTTCTTAATTTTCGTAATGCCCGTCATTTTCAACGATCTGATCAACAACTTTCTGCCGAAGCCTTGGTGATCTTGAGTACATTACAGTGTCGTATTCGCAAGCATAGTATGCTGCATCTTGATCTGTTTCCACGTCAAAGCCGGTTTCGTCGTAATCATCGAAAGACTTATTGACAAGATTGATCAGTTTTTCTTCATAGTCATCTACATACTTGCAAACACTTCTGTCAATCTCATCTAGCCGACCACAATCATCTACCCAAAACCGAGCCTTCACCACTTCATATTTATTGGTATGGAAACCATCTATCCTCACATCAAGAACTACAGTTGCATCAACTGCATTACCTTGCCTGCCTAGAACAACTCTATAACCATCAAACTTATTACTCACATCATCACCTTTATTGTTATTATTGGTGAACATCGACCAATTTCTCAGTTCATATTTATATTATATAAATGCCATGCACTAACTTCAAATTTAGAGCTACCGAATTTCCGTCCAAAACGACCACTTTTCCTTTTTGTAAAAAATCCCCGAACTGGGGATTCATTACAAAAGCTATGGTTAGAAGTTTTTAACACAGATCCAATCGTCAAGCTTCTTGCTGTACTGACAATCATACTTGTCAGCTACCCAAAAGTCAGCGCAAGAAACAACTCCCAAAACTATCAGAGATACAGTAAGCAACGTTCTTATGTCTCTTCTGTTAAAACCTAGCATGAAACTCTTTGTGTCTCTACCAAGCGCTTTCATCATTTCCATTGCACATCTCCTTTTCTTATTATTATATCAGATATTTAATACATCTTTGCATCAAGACGATAGTTCGTGAATGCCTCGGCAATCAAGTTATTCGTCTCAGTATCGTCTTTCTCGTCAACGAATTGATGGCTGTGGAAGAAGAATGCGTCTGGCCCGAAAGCATCATACCCTTCTTTGTCGAACAGGAACTTCAGTCCGAAGCTGATACGCACGTCTTTGCTTTCAAGAATCACGCGTTGATACTGCACTGCGTAGACGTTTTCTTCCATCCCTTCTACCAGAGTTTCGTAGCCGTCTGCTTTGAGTGGAGCACTATAGACTCTGTAGCTGCCGAAGATCTCTCTTAACTCATTCATTTGTTTGTCCTTTTTTATTATTGTTCTTGGCTAACGTAATTGATATTTGTGTAGAGATGACTGGCAATGTCGCTCGGGCTCTGATCTTTTCTCAGCATATTTATTGCTGACAATTTATACAGCGCCATCAACTCGATTCCACAGCTTTTCACTACGTCGTCGTATATACGTGTTAGCTCGTCTTGTGCATCTAAGAATGCACTTTTGTCTGACTTGTTGCGAGCGCGAATCAGCTTGCTGATTACGCTTTGAGCATCGTAGGGCTTCAGAATTTCGTCGATTCTGCTTTTAACTTCGTTCTGAGCAGCCTCTTTCTCTTCGATAGCTTTTTGAGCTTCCGCACGCTTGTCTGCATACAGCTTTTTCAGCTCATCAAGTTTTGAGGTTCTTTCTACAAAAGCTGGCTTCTCAGCAATCGCCGCAGATAATGTGTTCTCTACTTCTTTCAGCTTCTCTTCAAGCTTGTTGATTTCTGCTTCAGTAATCTCGATTTCATCAAGTTGTGCCAGTTGCTCACGAGCGCCAATAGTTTTTTCTTTGAATACTTCGAGTTTATTGAGGCTTATTTTGTTGCTCTTAACAACCCACACTTTAGCTATCGGATTCCACTCAGCAGTTTTGAACAGCTCGCGAAATGCGTCTTTAAGTACAAATGGAAACTTTACGTATAAGAATTGACCAACCTCGGTAACTTTTATCTCATTCATTTTTCTTCATCCTTTTTATTATTGTTATGCCTGAATCAATCTCTCAGTCCATATTTATATTATATAAATCTTATGCACCTGCTTCAAATTTCAAACTACCGAATTTCTGTCAAAAACGACCACTTTTCCTTTTTCACATAAGAAATTCGGCAAGCCTTGGAAATCCGGTACTCCAGATAAAAATAAGGTTAGACAACACTACCCCACTGGCCGCCTTCGGCAGCGCCGGTTATGATTTGTCATCAACCCAAAATCCCCACCACCGGCACTCTCCCCCAGCTTCTTTGACCACAAACCTCTGGACTCAAGATCGAGCACTCCTGTGGCTATAGCTGGTTGATGACAATTTGGTGCCGAGGTTGGGCCAAGTGGTAGCCATGGCTACCGCTCAGGCTGCTGCTGGCTTTTTGATGACAATCAATTGGCATCGCAGTACGATCTGCTGCGTTGATCATGGCAAATATGCGGAGGGAACTGTGGCTGAATCACTTGATGAAAATAAGAAAGCTGGAATCCTGATCATTCTCACCGCATTTGTGCTGATCCTTGCAACTCTGCTTTTCTCTGATGGATATCATCCGGAGGGCGGACTGCTGTGGAGCCTAAGCAACCAAATGGTGGTCTATGACGGGTATCCAACATGCGAGGATGCTGACGTCCAAACTTATTTGCTGGCGACTCATTGCGATGACTATTTCCATCTCGTCATCAAGAGCAAGTACCTGATCGTCGCCTGGCTTGCCTTGGCACTGTTTGGTGTTGCCAGATTTTTTGGGATCGCCAAACCCATACGCGAGTATCTTCCCAAAAACTTGTAAGTCTGTGCGGTGCAAGGGGACCATGGTCCCTTTTTCCCGCACTTTGAACAGCAGCCTCAGCAGCGAATCGACAACCAGCGGTACAAAGGGACCGTGGTCCCTTTTCCCAGCACTCTGAACAGAAGCCTTGGCAGTGATCCGACCATCTAGCGGTAAAAAGGGACCATGGTCACTTTTCACCGCACTTTGAACAGCAGCCTCGGCAGTGACCCGGCATAGTGCGCCACAAAGGGACCATGGTCCCTTTTATCCGCACTTTGAACAGCAGCCTCGGCGCTACCAGACCATCTAGCGTTAAAAAGGGACCATGGTCACATGGAGCGCTTAATCATCGGCAGGGGTCTCAACGGTGATGACGATGGTGCGCGGCAAGGGACCATGGTCCCCTCAGCTAGCTAGAGGGACTTCTTGCAGCAGCTTGTCATCGTTCGCAGCGATGTCGAAATCAGCCCGCAGAATCCCCCTTCTCTTCAACTCTTTCAGATAGTCATCGTGGCTGAGATCCCCCATTTGGCGGGCGGTGCTCAAGGCGTTTAACTCTTCGACAGTGATCGTCACACCGTAGTCTGTGCAAACGCTGACATCTACTTGCAAGTCACTGATTAGATTGAATTTACCCAAGAACCAGAACGCCTTCTTCAACGCGTCTTGCAGACTCTGGGCAATCGCCGCAATCTGACTGTTGTTCTCGTTTGCTTGCAAACTACGGCCAGTGGCCGTCTCAGCAGCACCGCGATTGGCCAGCATCTCGTAGCCGTAGATCTGCATGCGCAGCTCCATATCGGCGATGGCTTTCTGCATTGCAGAGATCGCTGCTCCGGAGTGCTCGACGTACTTCATATCGCTACCCTGGCCGCCGATGATTGCGCTCTCGACACCAATCTTGATTACGGCATCTTCGTTCAGTCCAGAGGCGAAGAGGATCGGCACGCTCGCGGTGTGGAGGATGTTCCGGTAGTCGCTGTCGGCTTGCCAATGCCCAAGGTTGAGGTAGGCCAGGTCAACGAATGGTGGCGGGCAAAACAGCTCGCCGGAGGGCACGTTGTCTGCGAAGATCGGGATGAGCGGGATCTCGGCAACAGCGAACGCTGTCCAGTCTTGCACAATCACGAACTCGTCTTTGCCGGGCTCGCTCTGCTGGTGAAGGCGCCAGTAGGACTGTGCGCCCTCTACCTTCCATTCACGCACTTTTTGCAGCTCGGCTTCGTCGTATCCAACAACCACAACGGATTTCTCAAGGATGCGCAGGTAGACGAGCCGGTCGTCTTCATCGAACGCATAACCCAAGATGTCAGCACCTTTAACGACATAGCAGTAGGCTCGGCCACCAGCTTTCGGTGCATCTACGATCAAGTACGCAGCGCCGTCCCACAGCACCTCCTGGAGTGCTTTCCGAGCGAGGGCAGTAGCACTGGCACCCTTGCCGTCGAGGTTCTTCTCGTACCCAGCAACTAGAGCATCCTGACCCGCTTGCGCGGAACTGACGGAAACTGGCCGAACAAACGGCTTTGCAGCATTGGCTTCAATAGCCCGCTTCGTGCCATTGAACAACACAGAGCGCTTCAGGCGGGCGTCATACGACTCTTTCGATTCAGCGGTCTCGGCGGGCAGA